CCGGCAGAAGCAGAAAAAGCTTATTATGCTTCCATCGGAAACGATGATCTGGCAGCCTGAGTTCACAGATAAAACACTCTCCAGGAAACCCGGGGCGGTTCAATCTTTTGTGATCTGGTGTACGGAATTCACACCGGCAATGGTGAACGCATCACCAACCTGCAAGCCAGATGCAGATACCGTAATAGTCCCCTGTCGGTTATCAACTGGCATACCATTTGAATCTTTCGCTTCAACCTTGTGTTCAGGTTGGCCTGATACTGTCAAGGATTCAGTGCTTCCTTTCGGTAATCGACCAGAAATATCGGTCTTGTAGCTATCGAAGGACGCAACCGGAGGGATTTGCGCTTTTTCGTATGCTGTCAGGGTTGCGCCCTGAGCATAGGCACGGTGACCAAGCTCGCCAGCAAGGTCTTTGTAGTTGAAGGGGTTCCAGAAAGAGCGACGGTTGATACCCTGAGGTACACCAATCGCCGTCATGGTGGCATCAATACCTGCCGCACAGTTCCACAAATCACGGCCCTGTGTACCTGCGGTTGAGTCAGCCATCGTGATCACGTTAGTAGCACGCTGCGTGACCATGGAAATCAGGTCAGAGTCAATCTGTGCAGCAAGGCGCATACCTGCGGCGCGACCAGCTTCAGTTTTATGTTCCGGATCACGCATTTCACGCGCATCCAGAGTGTACAGAATGTTTTTCGGCTCCTTGAACACTGAAGGAACAAGGCGCTGAACCAGTGCTGTTGGCGTTTTGCTGCTGAGGTCGAGGCCTTCCTCAATATTCATGTGGTAATGCTGCGGACGATACAGAACATCACCTGCTCGCTGCATTGCTGTATCACCGGGACGGAATTTTTTAGCGTTACGGGAAACTACGCAGGCGGCCTCAAAGCCTTCAACGTAGTTTTCGAACATGATTTCAAGGTCTTTTGCTAATTGGTTAGCCATGCTTAATGCTCCAATAGGTTATTTTTTTGCCTTTTTAGCGGCGAAATACGGCGTCCAGTCACCAGTTTCCAGCGCCTTGGCTTTCAATTTGTCGAGGTTGTTGATTACTGCGCCGTTGCTCCCCTTAACCGTCGGGGTTGTGGCTGCCGTGGTTTTTGCTTTTGGCATGATTCTGGCCTTCGATTCGATACGTTCCAGCAGACGACCAATTGCTACGGGGTTGGTAGCTTCTGCCAGTTGCTTGCGCAGTTCAGCGTTGCGACCAAGCGCCAGAACAACGATTTCCGGCTTCTCTGACTCAAACAGGATCGCGTTTTGTGTCTCGATGGGGATTTCCTCGAGTACGGCCTGCTCAGCTTCCTGATAGCCAGGAACTTTGAGAGCCTTAACACGTTGCTGATATTTGGATAATCGCTCTTGATAGGCAGCCTGAAGCTCCTGCTCCTTCTGCTTGCGAGCCATCTCCTGTTGCTGGTACTTGCCATTATCCTCTGCCCACTTAGCCATGCGTTGCTGGTAGATTTCTTCATCGAAACCGATGTCCTCATCATCCAGTTTTGGCATTCGCGGTGGTTGAGTGATTACCGGCTGCTGCTCGACGGGTTTCTGAGACTGACGCATCAGCTCTTTCAGCTCGCGGTCTTTCTCTTTAATCGTCTTGCGCAGGTGTTTTACCAGTCCATGCTCAGCGCCATCTTCGCTGGTTGGCGAATCCAGCTTTTCGTCACCAAAGTAGAATTCCTGTTCTGATTCGTCGTCATCAGTTTCAGTAGCCTCCTCTGCATCATTGCCTGAGGACTCACTGCCATCTTCTGTTTCGACTTTTTCAGCCAGTTCGACATCATCAGGAATCTGCTCTGACGCGTCGGTTTCGATTTCAACTTCTGGTGTGTTTTCTGCCATCTGGTCCATTTGTTACCCCTGTTTACTCGATGTTCAGCCCATCGGAAGGCAATAGGGTGCCAGGCCTCATAAAGACAGCCATTGCACGTTATGGGTTAATTACTGCTGTGGTTGTTGCTGAGTTGATTTTTGCAGGATGCTGCTGATGTCCATGCGCTGCGCATGGCCCTGTGCCTGACTTTTCAGGACAAGCTCTGCATCAGCACGGGCATTGTCTCCTTGCTGTTGCTGGAACTGTCCGAGCAGTTTCAGAGCCTCGCGGATATCAGATTTCTGCTGGCTATCGGCAGATGCGAGGATTTTCACAACATTTGCCGCTGCAACCTGAGCATCAGTCTGTGCCTGGAATGCTTTAACCTGAATGGCTGCCTGCTCGTTCTGCGCTTTCTGCAATTCAGCCTGACCAGCAAGAAGCTGACCTTGCGCAGCAACCATAGCCGGATCTGGCTGACTGGCCTGTTGTTGTTTCGCCTGCTCAACCATCTGCTGTTCTTCTGGCGTTCTCGGCTTGATAACTCCAGACAGAAGCAACTGATTGCGGTTGTATTCTTTAAGGTCGTCCATCCCTTCGCCGTCCATATTGTCGAGGATCATCGACGATACAAGGTCGTGTTTCGGCGTTCCGGGCGGGATAAGTGCCAGCATGGAAAGTAACGACTTAACCGTTGCGTCACGGCGAGTAGCGAACGACTGACCGACATCGACAGTCACTTCATAGTTACCCTGCGAAAGGTCGTTAAGCGCGATAACCTGCCCTGTCTGACGGTCAACCACTTCACCAGTCATCAGCGCCACGTCATCGCTGCCGTCCTCATTAACGATACGCATCGGCGTATCGCTGCCATAGACTTCACGAGCCATAGAAAGCCACACAACGCCAGCGCGACGCATGGATTTAGCCATGTTGTCCATGTAGATATAGGACTGCGTATCCATCCGGTTAAAGATGCTATCAACGGTATCGGTAGCAACGTTGCTCGGCATGTTCTCAAGCTGCGACGCACCTGTAATTTGCTGAATAGCCGTTCCGGTGTACTGCAATAGCCCGGCAAGAGCTGGAGGCATTTGTGTCGGAGGCGTATAACTGCTGACCTGAGCCTGCGCAGTAATATCTCCGTTTTTGTTTTTCAGACTGACCATCGGCAGGAACGCCGGGCGCTTTTTGTTGCGCTCCGCCCAATGAGTGGCGAGAGGACCAGGAATCATGTCAACATCAACTACAGGAATGCCATCACCGCCAGCCTGAGTAGCGTTATCTGCAATCATGGAAACCATCAGGTTCTCAAGACGCTGTGCATCCATCGCTTTTGCTGCGTGGCCTTCGATTCGTTCCTGATTATCAACAAATGAGCGACGTCCATATACCGGGATGAGAGGAATATGTTCGCCCGGAATACGCTTCGGTTCTTCCAGCCATTCAGCGCCAGACAGAAGGCCGCAATAAACGCGGCGTTTCTTCACCGTTCGCTCGCCAATCAGTTCGAATGCACCATCGGTCAGCTCGTCGACAATATCTTTGATTTGCTCTTCATCATAGATTGCCGTTTCTCCGCTAACAGGGTTGCGCCATGCCGTGAGCTTCACCTTCTCTATGCGAACTTCGTAGTAGCGCCCAACATAGATGGCATCTGGCGTTGACCAGTCATATTGAGTGCCAGTCTCATCACGAGAAAGGCCTGCCGCGATGGAATCAGGGTATTCAGCCTCGAACGCTTTAGGCGTCATGGAGAACATTTCCATAGCCCACATAGCATCAGAACGGTCATATTGCTTGCTGTCCTGATCGAAGAAGACGCATGTCGCTGGGTCGTAAACAGGAAGAAGGCTGATGCGTCGCTGCTCGTTACTTGGGTCCATTTCATCTTCGTAATCGGCACACATGCGGAAACAACCGAATCCGCCCGTTACAGCATCATCAAATGCGTTATCACACGCTTCGCCACCTGATGTTTCCTGATAGTCAGCGCGGAATTTGCCGTTCATCTTTTTGGCTAACGCTTCCGATGCCTTGTCATCCTTCGGCCTGAATTTAACGCTGATGCGATTCTGTCGATACTCGCCAATGATGCGATCACATTCACGGGCAATCTTATTCAGTTCAAAGCGCGGGTAATGCTCAAACCTGCCTTCATCAAATGAGTAACCAGCGTTTGTGCTGCCTTCCCACTGTGCGCCGGATACCCGGACGAAACGTTGAGCCTCAATAATCTGCTCACGCATATCCTGCGTTGCTGACCAGGCATTATCAAAGTTGCACAGCACCTTGCGATGCCAGTCAGTCATCTTTTTTTCTGCCATATCAACCTACACCACAAGGAATTGAGTAACTGGAATAGTCGGGTTGCGCAGCCGACTCCGGGCAATGCATACACATCATCAGCGCATCAGCCAGGTTAGGAGATGGGATACCGAGCTTCTGCTTCATTTCGACCTTAGTCATAAGCTCCAGTTTCCCGTTATTATTGAATTTGCGCTGAATCTGCGTCAGTTCTGCAAACAGTTTCTCCAGCATCTTCTCGCCTATCGCTTCTTTGTCGAAGCTCAGCATGTCGTCGGGGTCTGCATACTCACCGTGGACAACCGCCCGATATGTCAGATACAGCCTGTCAGCCAGCGCGTAATAGAATTGCGCTCGCTTATTGCGGAATACATCGCCAATAGTGCGAACGTTGTCACCCTGTACGACTTCATCAGCCCATGCTCCGGCCTGATACGGAGCATCTTCATCGAATGGCGATTCGCTGCCCTTGAACATCGTGGCGGTAATTTTCTTGCCGGAGAATGCTTCCGTTGTCTGTCTGCGTAGCCCTGCACCGACACCATCGCCATCCCACAGGTAATGGTCAGCGCCGTCTTCAATCGCCAGCGAAGTAGCCCAGTCAGCACCCTCGTTGATGTCCATCAGCAGACCTTCGGCAATGCGCTTAATGAACCGCCCCGGGAATCCTGGAGACTAAACTTCCTGAGAAAGAGGTAAACAGGATGACTAAAAATACTCGTTTTTCCCCCGAAGTCCGTCAACGGGCAGTCCGTATGGTTCTGGAAAGTCAGAGCGAATATGACTCACAATGGGCGACAATTTGTTCCATTGCTCCAAAGATTGGCTGTACGCCGGAGACTCTGCGTGTCTGGGTTCGCCAGCATGAGC